TATCTATTTCAATGCTTAATTCGTGGTTTTTTTTGCACCCATTCGTTTATTTTTTTTGTGTGTGGTTTTTTGTAATGGGAATAATTTTATTAATTCTTCTTCTGATAGTTGTGGTACAGAAGATACATTCGGTAAATTCTCTTGCGCTTTTTTCTGCATCTCTTCGAATACTCGAGTTTTTTGTCGTTCTTTTAATTTCTCTTTTAATTTTGCACTTTTAATATTTCGGTTAAGCATATTTTCCATTGCAGATACATTGACTTTTCCTTTCCCTCTTCCCGCACCACCAAACCCCATTTTTCCTAACATCGAAGATAAATCCCCCATTCCTGGCATATTTTTCATTTTACTCATTAATTCTTTTGCTTCTTCCATTAATTCGCTTTCTTTTAGTTCACCTGATTTTATTTTTTCTTCTAATTTGGTACTCACTGTCTTTACTAAATTCATAATTTTTTTTGGGTTTTTTATTAAATTGCTGAATACGTCTTTCATATCTGTGGATTGACTATCCGAGTTCCATTCTTCACTTGCTTCTGCTGCAATTTCTTTGGCTAATTGACCAATTTTACCATCTAACATACTTGATATATGATTATTGATATCTTCTGGATTTGGCATGGAAGTAGATTCTTCGGGGGTTTGCATCCCTTCAAATACCTTATTCATTTCTGCCATTGTTTCTTCGAGTTTTTTATAGAACTCTTCTTGGGGAATTGCTTCAAATATTTTTGCAGTATCTCCAAAGACATCTTTATTTTCTAAATTACCTACAACAGAAAAAAGAATTAATTGTAAATATTTCCATATAATCTCTTTTGTTTTCTCGCTTATATTTTTATTCCATACTATATGAAAATCTATACCAGGAAGTAATTCGATATTTGGTTCTTGAAATATAGTGTTATTTTCGTATAATATATCGAAAAACATTGGCGGGTATTTTTTCTTGCAAAACTCGAATAATATTGAATAATCAGTCATTTTATCCAATATATCTTTATATTCCGGAAAAGTTCTATGTAAATCTGCTAAAAAATCTTTCATCACTTTTATAAAATTGCTTGGGTTACAATTATTCATTAATATGATATAATTTATATAAATATAATTATATCATAGATTATTTCGCAATTATTACAACAGATAATTTACACCATTTCTGTTCGCCACAATTGCCCCTAATGGCATTATGGCGAAAAGCGAAAAGAAATTAGGTACCCAAGAAGGATTGTCCTCCTAAGGCTGCAAGTGCCCCCAGGACACAAGTGCCCAGGACCAGCCTTTTGTCCTTTGACCCCTTGTCACTTGTCGGCACTTGCACCAAAGCGGACGTGTACCCCCCTTCGGGGGTATAGGTACCGATTTCGCATATTCGATGCGAAAAGGTGTAATATTTTTTCATGGAATATTTTATTCCGACATATAAGATAATTTTGTTAAATTTTGTATATATTTTATTGACTTTGATTTGTCATCTGTTGTCATGTTTTTTATAGGTTGACGTAATCGGTCGATTGCTTCCATTATCTTTCCAGAGTTTTCAACAGCAGAAATGTCCGTTGTATAATCTTTATTTAAAAAAAAATCTAAATCTCCTGCTTCTATTTGGGATCCATATTGATCTGTTACTATTGATTTCCACCATTTTATTAATATTTTTGGGTTCATACTTTTTATGGCAATTAATTTGTTTTTTGTAGTTAATATATCAATATTGTCGGGGAATACTCTTTGTATATCATCTACAAATTCCAAAAAATGATTATTAAATACATTGGTAATTTTTGCAGACATAAATATATTATACACAATAGATAATATTTAAATCATTTTATACGAAGCATAAAGATAAAGTGGATATTTCTCACGAGAATTACTGTATCCACCAAAATGTATAAAGGAAAGCAAATCATCACTTATATAAAACTGGGTTGCATTGGTCTTTTCCCAAATATATTTTCCATATCTGCATCTCTTTGTGCTTTCATTTTATTCATTAAATCACTCGTTTCTTGGTTTTTTTGTTCTTCCTTTGCTGTTAAACTTAAATTATCACCTTGTCTTTGTGTAGAAGGACTCGTAAATAATCCACTATCTTGAATGGTTGAATAATTATATAATTGTTTCATCCCCGTATTATCTGTTGCCTGAATAGGGGCTTCTTGTATGAAACTATATGAATCGGATACTACGTTTCCTAATCCAGAAGAAAAATAATACGCAAATGGCTCCATATTATTATGTGTTGCTATCATTGTTTCTTTTTCTTTTATTGGTTCTAAATAAGATAATATTTCATTTCCAAACAATACTTTATACTTTTGATTTAATAAAAGTAAGGCGGGAACATGAGTCACGGTTTTAGGTAAAATAACCCGTTGATTATTTTCCAATATTACAAAGTTTTTTCCCTCTTCTTTTACTATTTTATCTATACATATAAAATGAATTGTCTTTTCAATACCCATCGATGCAAATAATTTTAAATATTTTGTGCATTTATCGCATCTTTTACTATAATAAAATATATTGCTCATAATTTATAAATATAAATATAAATATTTTATGAATAAATCGCATAAATCAATTCACGATTTGATTTTTTGACTTACGTAAAAATTAAAAAGGATATAAAATTATTAAATAATATACAATCAATATATAATGCAACCAGAATTAATTATCCGCGAATATAATGACTATGATACCTTTCACTTTACTTTATCTAATGTTGATGTAAGTATTGCAAATTCAATACGTAGAACTATATTATCCGAGATACCAACATTCGTATTAAACACTGAACCACAACATATTGTTATTCATAAAAATACTACTCGATTAACAAATGAAATCATTAAACAACGCTTAAATTGTATTCCGGTACATATTACAGATATAGATACTTTTCCTTATCAAAATTATATTGTAGAATTAAATGTAGAAAATAATGGTAATACAATTTTAGATGTGACTACAAAAGATTTTGTAGTTAAACCACTCGATGATAACAACGATATGAAAAATATAGATGTATTCCCAGCAAACGATTATACTGGGGATCATATACTCTTTCTTCGTCTACGTCCAAATATATCAAAAGAATTAGAAGGAGATAAACTCCATTTCACTTGCAAATTAGATATAAAAACTGCAAAACAAGATGGTTGTTTTAATGTAGTTTCTACTTGTTCTTATGGAAATACCATCGATGATACACTTCAACATCATACATTAAATACTAAAATAAAAGAATGGGAAAAAGAGGGAAAAACTGCAGATGAAATAACCATTGAAAAAAAGAATTGGTTATTGTTAGATGGGAAACGATATTATAAAAAAAATAGTTTTGACTTTATAATTGAAACCATTGGTGTATATACAAATAAAGAAATTGTGAATAAAGCATCTCATATTATTATCGCAAAATTGAAAACATTAATTCAATCATTAAATGAAGATAGTATGGATATAAAAATTAGATCATCTGATAAAACAATCGAAAATTGTTATGATATTATATTGGTGAATCATGATTATACCATCGGTAAAGTATTTGAACATTTTATATATGATAAATATTATAATACCAAATTAACATTTTGTGGATTTCGTAAAACCCATCCACACAATACAGATTGTATAATCACGATTGCATATAAAGAAAATACAGAAATGATTAATATGAAAACCGACATAATAGAATGTTTAGAAGATGCAATTAATATTTATAATAAATTGATATTGTTAATAAATGAAACAAAAAAAACAAGCAGATAAATCTAATAAAATGAAGTATTTTTGTGCATATTTATTTTTCTATTATAATTATAATAAGATTAAATAATTTAATGGAGAATACAACATTACAATTAGGAGATATTATTACAATTTCAGATGAAACAAATGAATATTTAAACAATGAAACTTTTTTCATATCTTATTTAGATGAAAATAAGATTATTCTCATAAATATTAATACCGCAAAAGAAGAAAAATTAAACATTCAAAATGGAGTTATAGGAGCAATTCGTAAAATTGTATTACTTAGTAGATTAGATAGTCCAAGTTATGCAATTCAAAATGGATTAATTGTAGGCACTTGGATAGATATATATTTTTCTGGCGAATACCCATTTATCTTATCTGGGGAAATTACGAATTTAGAAGAAGATATGATTGAAATTACTACTCCAGAAAAAGAGGTATTATTTATTAATTTTGATTATAAAGGAGTTCCAGAAGATTTAGATATACAGAAAATCGTAATTCGCGAAAAACCTACAAAATATAAGGAAATCATAGAACAATCACAAGAACAATCACAAGAACAATCACAAGAACAATCACAAGAACAATCACAAGAACAATCACAAGAACAATCACAAGAACAATCACAAGAACAATCACAAGAACAATCACAAGAACAATTACAAGAAGAACAAGACATATTTATGATAAAAGAGAAACCTATACCACTCGTAGTAGAAAAACAAACGAACCGATATATATTACAAGCAGACCAAATTAAATTTGGCAACGAAGAATTATCTCCAATACATCAAGCAGTAGAAGTCTCATATAAACAAAAAATATATAGTTTAGAAGAACAAGTTACTGATTTATTGGATAATTTTATTTCGAATATACCGAATAATGAACGCACGCCAGATAGAATAAATGATATAAATATATCTATTCAAAGGTTTCGTAGTTTAAGAGAAAAGTTTTCATTGTTTGACGTTTATGGTAATGTAATTACTTCTATACAAAAAACACATCAATATAAACCATTGATAAAATATTTTCAACATTTTGCAAAACCGATTTATTGGATATTACCCGTAGTTATGAACCAAAAAAAAGTATATCCAGATTGGAACGAAATACCAGAGGAGATTGAAGAAACTGATATTGTTGCTCTCTCAAATTATCAACAATTCGCAGATATTATGGATTTAACAAATGAATATAAATCAAGTAATAATGGTGAAGGAAATAAATATTCAAATTATTATTCGAATATAAACCCTTTTTTTACACCTTTTATAAATAATGACGATGAGTATAAAAGAGAAATTATTGCAGATAAAGAAGTTCAAGGTAATATATTCACAGTAGTAAATAATTTAGAAAATATGTATTCCACTGCATTTACAAATGGAAATCTACATTCTATCCGTTTTCAATTTCAGCAATACAATAATGGTTTAACCAAATTAGAAACATTACCTTCCAGCACAAAATCAATACTATACACAAAACAAATACCATTAACTTCGCCAGATACTATGAGTATTCGCGGATTTATCACATTTCCCGAGTCCGTAATTCGTTTTTCGAAATTGAATCTGCCAGATACTACTTTGTTAGAACGTGCTAATTTGAATCAGCATTTTATTCGATATTGGATGTTATTAGATAAACATACTACATTACAAAATATTGTAGTGCAAACAGAAGAAGAAACAAATATGGATAAACTAACTTTATTCGATAATATGAAATATTTCCAAACAGATAGTATTGGTGTAAAAGAAGATACTTATGACAAATTTATTCAAAAAATCATTCCAAAAACAAAACAAATATTCCAAGGAATAAAAAAATATATTCATAATAAATTCACATTAGTAGATGTAGTGGACACGTTAGAACCATTTTATATTTATACTGATGATTTAACATATAGCATATATCTCGAAATCAATAAATTTATTGATGAAGAAATAAACACAAAAAATAAAAGATTTCTTGAAAAACAAAGACAATATTTTCGTTTTTCAAAAATAAATGTATCTATTCCTTCTACATTACCAATTCTTGAAAATATCACCAAAAAAGAAAGTTTACGTGAAATGATTATTGAAACTTATCCATTAGATTTACGTGTAAATAACATCAATAATGATAGTGAGATATTATTGAAGATGATTCAATTCGATGATTTACGATTATATACTTGTATCATTTCTTATCAAAATTTAATACTTATATATCCCGAAATAGTTGAATCAATTATAAATGCTCCCTTAACCCCCCCAGATGATTGTAAACAAATACGTATTGCAAAAGCATATCGTGATTTGAATAGTTTAATGAATGATAATCAACTTGTGATATATTTTGACAAGAAATATGATACAACAAATTACGAAGAATATGAGACAATTTATGAAAAACAGATATCTACTATGGGACACGAGGAATTAAAAAAATATATTATTCGGGATTTAATGACGAAGAAGAAAATGGATGAAAGTGCAGCAAATTATCTTGCAAATAGTTATTTAGATGGACGTAAAATGGTAGTAGATGGGGATTATGCCATATTATATAAATCACCTTCATCTATGAATAACCCATTAGAAAAGGTAGATTATTATATTCGCGAAAGGAATGAATGGAGAATAGATAACATCATAAAAGAAGATATTCAAACGATTAGTGATGATAGTAATATATTATGTAATTTACAAAAAGGTTGTATATCAGATAAAGATAAATGCGTCGGAATGCCAACAGAAAAAACAAAAATACAAACGACTTTATATAACAATATAATTCATGAATTCGATAAAAAATATTCATTATCTAAAGAAGAACAATTCGATTTGATAAATAAAAATAAAGAAAATTATATTCGTCGTGCCCAGATGCTTGTGAAATTAAAAGGAAATGAAAAATTATATACAAATGACATAAAATATCAATTAGGTAAAGAAAACAATGATATTACAATCATAGAAACCAACGAAGTGGAAAAATTATTAAATATGATATTGACAGAAGATGATTTTGTTAGGAAACAATATAATTTGGTGAATTTTGCAAATAAATATACAAGAGAAGCAAATAATACAGAAAACGTACATTGGTATTATTCTATTGAAACAGATAAACCGATTGTACCAGTATTTAAAATAGAACTTGCGAATGCATATATTCAAGGCAATTATATAGATTGTCTAGAACAAATAAAGACGAGTATTGGAACGATTAGTGCAGATGGGGATTGGTGGTGTGATAAAAATAGCGGTTGGCAGATTGTACGCGCCGATTTTAGTTATGAGGAAGGATATGAAGAAGGATTTAAAGTATCTACTCGTGAATTATTGGAAGAAGATATTTTGGTTTCATCTATTGGACAAAAAACATTTACGCTTCCCGAATCGAAAACAATAAATAATATTATTAATTCACTTTCAGTAGCTATGAATATTCCAATGGAACCACAAAAAGACTTTATAATAAATGGAGTATTTGTCATATTAAATACAAAATTAGAAACAGAAAAAGATTATCAAGAAAAGGTACAATCCGCAGCAAAAAGAGGAAAAAAATTACCTCCTTATAAAGATTTATATAATAAAACAATATTATACTCTACTTTGGCATTTTATTTAATTGCGATACAAACATCTATACCTACAATACAGACGCGAAAAACATTTCCAGGTTGTATTCGGAGTTTTAGCGGATTCCCTTTTTCGGGAGAAGGTGATTATAGTGGACTGAATTATTTAGCATGTACTACACATGCTTTACGACAATCCAGCGAACCTTGGAATATATTGAAAAAACAAACACCAGAAAATATAGCAGATACATTAAAAACCATCATCAATACATTTTTATATGGCACCCCTTCATTGAAACAACAGATTGAACAAAAAATAGCAGAAAAAAATCAATATTTATTGACGCTGTCGTTAAATGAAGATATTATAGAGGAACATAATATATCAAATTGGAAACAATTCCTCCCCCCATTAATACCTTTTCATATTCCGGTAAATGAATTACAACCAATCACTAATGAGTTCAAAAACAATATTTACTTACATATAAAAAGACATTCTCCAAGCCAATATAATGATATATTGATCGTCGCATCAAAAATAATCTTTTTTTCCTTGGAGATACAAGTATTAATACAAAAAATAATACAACAAGAAGAGTTGTTATTAAAGAGTAATAATAAAGTTCCTTATATAGAAAATGCGTGTTGTGAAACAAATGACCTTGTTCCTACTATTGAATATTTTATGAATAAAGAGCGTGATATTTCAAAGTATAATACCAGCGTAAAAGAAATGAGCAATTTATTAATAGAAATTGGGTATCTATCAAAATCGAAAATATTATATAGTACTATCAATACCAAATTACAATACCCGTCATTAAAGAATGATTTTCAAGAAACCATTATATATCAAGGATTTATTTATTTTTGCAAATTAAATTCTTTATTACCAGTACCCCCGCAATTAATATCTTTTTGTGTCGCGAATAAACTTAGTCTTAAGAATGGTACTTCATTAGATATTATGATACAACAATTAAAACAAGATGTAAATTATAATCTTCATGATTTTTTATTATTATTACAAGCAGTGAGTGCAATGAACCAAGTTCATATGGTAGAATATACGGCAAAATTATCGAATATCCAACGCTTTTTAGATGAATTAAAAAAACAAGATTTTATGTCTGTAGATTCACAGAAGATAATTGAGAATAATATTGCTCTTCCAAATATGAATAATATAAATAATTTCTTAATTAAACAGATTGAACAGAAACAAAATGTAATAAGCGAATTTATCCTCCGAAATTATAAAAATATATCTACGAAAAAAGCAAAACAAAGCATATCTTTTATAAAAAAAGTATTGGGAGATATTGATCATGAGGAGGCTTGGAATATGGATCGTCGTGTGACACAAAATATATCAAATGATCGATTATACACAATTTGTCAATTTTATAATAATTATATTCATAATATTGCTGCTATTTTCCCAAATATTCTCTTGAATAAAGTAAAAGAACGTGCTATGGTACCAAATTATTATGGGTTTTCTGATATACATAGGAAAAAAATAATGAAAAATATTGAAGAATATTATCAACCACTTTATCCTTTGATGGATATATCATTGTATCCGGGGTTAAAAGAATTGTTATTATATATACAAGATAAATCAAAAATGATTGTATCATTATGTGATAAAACCCCTGGATTTTCGAAAGATGACTCCAGTGCCAGTGCCACCACATTTAACGAAAGAACTACGCGTTTATTTATGCAATTTTATTTATTATCTGTCTTGGAGTTTTATATAAATGGGGCGGATAATTTACAAATGCAGAATGTGGTAGAAACCGATACAACCGATATGACAGATATAATCGTACTTGATACATTGGCAACTCGTGAAAATGTGGATACAAACACTTTTACCGAAAATATACGTATTCAAGATAAATTGAATAATACAGCAGAAATTAAATTAAAAGTGGTTGAAATAATCACTGCATTTATCACGATGATGGAAAATGATAAAGATGAAATTGATATTACTTATGATAATATACAAGATCGTGTATTCAAATTAAAGGAAAGAGAGAAGAATATGGTAACAGACCGATTAAAAAATCTAACTGATGAAGAGAGAAATGTAGATACCATGTTAAAAATAAATAAATTGGATAAATATAATTTAGGATTACAAAAAGGATTAACCGTATTAGACGCAGATTATTATGATAACGAATTATACCTAAGAGATGAAATGGCGCGTACAGAAACAGAACTAAGAAAACGAAATAAACAGGTAACAGAAGAAAATATCGATTTGTATATGGATGATTTCTTACAAGATAAACAAAGTAGTAAGTATATAAATGAAGAAACCTATAATATGTCGACATTGATAGGTGATGACGAAGATGATAATTATGGATACGAAGATGAAGATGATTTGTATGGGGAATATGATAATTATCATGGATATGTAGAAAATGACTAACTCATATACTGTATCCTCGAACAATGATTATTTATCTTTTCGCAAAAATGCACTGAGGGGCATTATGGCGAAAAGCAAAAATGCACTGAGGGGCATTGCTGTTAGAAATTGATTATAGGATAGGCGGGTAATATGGGGTTCATAAAATGAGCGAGGGAGATAATAGAATTATTCGCATTTGAATGTGTCATTATTATATAATAATATTATATATAATAATTTAATGTATCATTCACTAATAAGAGAAAATATTTTATTTGTAACTATACTATTATATATAATAATATTTAGCGTAGTTTTTTATATAAAACCAGGATGTTTTTTCCAGTCTGACAATAGTATTCGTGAATTTGGTATCGGATATAAAAACAAAACTATTTTCCCGATTTGGTTATTTTCTATAATATTAGGGATTTTTTCTTATTTAATTGTATTATATTACGTGAAATTAAGCAATAAAATTGATTTTTACACCTTTTAACATTTTACACCACCGAAGATTTCATCCCCCCGAAGGGGGGACAATGGCTGTGCCAGGGCACTTTGTGCGAAATCTTCAAGTGTGTAAAGGTGAAAAGGTGTATAATCACGAATATATTTATCCAGTTATTTGATAACTGGTAGAGGTTACCTTTTCTGACTCTGCTTTGGCTTTATTTTCTTGATCTAAAAATTGTTGATAATTTTTTTCCATCGTTTTTGAATTTGTAGTGCAACCTTTGGTAGTTAGTTTCATTTGAATAATTGCAGTAAGTATAATTCCAGTATAAATAAACCACATTGCCTCACCAACATTATCACGAGAAACTACCGCATCAAAAAATCGTGTTTTAATATCTGAATTATTTTCTTGATATTGCGGTTTCATTAAAGGTTGTAAAATATTCCAATATTGCAAGAAGTTTTCAGGAACGATTTGATTTATTAATATAGAAGTATTCCCAAAAATACGAATAATTGCACTTGCCGAGTTTTCCAGTGCTTGTTTCTTTTCTGCTGTAAGTGTTTTATCATTATCAATTTTATCTTGTATATTTTTATCAATTAATAAATCGTTTAATACCGTATTTGCTGTGTTGCTAATGTAAAAATAACCAATTACATCTGAAAAAGCGCGTTTTATACTAGGATAAGTAAGTAATAAAACTACCACTGGACCAAATATGAAAAACCACGGAAGAAATGTGTATATACCAGCAATTGCTATATTATCAGAAACGCTACCTCCACATTGTGTTGATATTTGATAAGAATTGATTATAAATTGGACAAGGATAACAGCAGAAATATAGATAGCTAAATGTAAATGACTCTTCTGTGTATATTTTTTAAATTGTTCTGTTTGTGAATATATATCATAAGTTAATGTGGGTTTTAATGCAAAATAATAGACGATAGTAGTAATTAAAAATGTAATAATATTTAAATAAGAACTATACATATAAATAATATGTATAAATAAAATAATCTTTTTATTTATAAATATTATGAATATGAATGATTCTCAACCACATTTAATAGAAAGCAATTTAATAGAAAGCAATTTAAAAATGGTGGTGAATTATACTCTTAAAAAATGTCATGATATAAAAATACATTACTACAACTTTATTTATAATAGTGTATTATTTCTAATATTTATCATTATTTTATCTGCTGTATTAATAGTTAAATATAAAGGGAAACCTTCAGCAGAAGAAATAAAAAATCGCCAAGATGAAAAACAGAAATATATCTTAAATAAGATTAAACAATTTCAAGAAAATACACGAAAAGAAAAACAGCAATTGATACAAGGAACCGAGAACCTGATAACAGGGTTGCCTTATTTTTGAATAAGATACAATATTCGTTTGCGTCGGGGTATACCCGTTATATCTAAAAAAAAATTATCACTATATATATAATGGAGACGACCATTCCCTTTGAAGAAGCAATCAAATCATTTTATGAATTCAAAAATAAATATACAGAGTCAATCACCCGTGCAAAATATAAAATAAAAAACAATAATGCCTTAAATATGCAAGAAAAACAAAAAGAATATCGTAAATTTAAACCACTTTGCATACATTGTAAAAGAGTAGGAGGTACCATATTTCATATAAATTATGTAGAAGATGAAGAAACGGTTCCTCATCGTGAATTAAATGCCTATTGCGGAATATTAGCGGATCCATGTAATTTAAATATAAAAATTCGTCTTGGATTGTATAATTTATATCAAGATAGATTAAAAGAATTAGAAGATAACATTGTAGAATCAAAAAAAGAGTTAATTGAGAATAAAAATATGTTATTATTTGACTTTATCACAACAGAAGAAGCTTTGGATAGTTTCCAATTAGAAGAAGAGTTTATCAATGAAATATCGATGATATATGAGAAATTATTAGAAGAATATATGAATAAACAAATCAATATTCCAAAGATAAAAATAGAAGAAACTTATGTAATGATAGAACAAATAAAAGAATGTATAACAAAATATAAAGAAGATAATTCTGTGGAATATATAAAAGATGCAGTGAATATTTATAACCAAACATTAAAACCCAAATTAATGGAAATTAGAAAAGAAATGTACCCTATATCTTATGTAGAATATGTTTCTGCTACCAACAAATATCATTTAATCGAGCGAGAACCCGCTTTAGAAATGACGAATATGAAACCAATCGTTTTAAAATACGATATTCGTCCTTATAAAAAATCTACAAAAAAACCAGTTGTAGAAAAAGAAAAAGAAAGAGAAATGGAAGAGTAATTCGCTTTTTTCTTCTTGAATAATATATAAGTATTATGTTTATCAATTATATTTCAATTCCAGTATTTTTTATCAGTTTTGCGATTGGTATATTATTTGTATATATTTATGGACCCGAATATAAAAAGGTATATATTTATCCAAGTATAGATACCATAAATACAATGTTATATCGCGACAAATCAAATCAATGTTTTCGTTTAGAACCACAAGAAGTAACATGTCCAAAGAATGAGAATGAATATTTTCATTTACCTCTTCAACTATAGATAATTTTCTCTATTCTATGTAATAGAAAAGTATGTCAATAAATATATCTAAATTTATTCACACAACAACAGGGAAATATGTGATGTCTGTTTTACTTGGATTTGGTTTAGCCAGTTTATTTCGTCAAGCATGTAAGGGCAGAAAATGTATAATAGAATATGCTGCACCATTAGAAGAAGACGAAATCCATCGCATTGGGAATAAATGTGTTCGTTTTCATCCTGTTCCTACTATATGTGATAATACAAAGCGGATCCTCGATTTCGAATAAGAATATATATGCGTCTAAATAGGTTAGTTGCATATAATTCATTATATTATAAAATGAATGATACAACTTGCATAAATGATTTAGGGGTTTTTCCTGCAGGAGGGGATAATTCTACAAATAATATGAAAATTCAAGCAACAGAAACATATTCCCCGCAAATAGAACCGTTAAAAACAGAAGAATTAGACCCCGAAAGTATTCAATTATTAATCTCGGGAGTTCAAGAAGCCACATTATCGGGAGCAACTCGTTTGCCATCAAGAGATATACCAATGCAACCTACTGAATATACAACAGATCCACATACGAAAACAAATTATATCCCTCCAAGTATGACAAATGATTATATAGAAGAATACGCAGATAAAGAGCAGATGATAAAAAATTATCGTAGTAGAGAAACAAAAAGAGATTTAATGGAAGGTGTATATGACGAGCTACAATATCCTTTATTATTGGCTCTGTTATACTTTCTATTTCAATTACCCGCAATGAAAAAATTCTTATTTCGCTATTTGCCTGTGCTATTCTTAAAAGATGGGAATATGAATATATTTGGTTATGTATTTACAAGTATGTTATTTGGATTGATATATTACATATCAAATAAATTACATCTACACCATTGAAGATTTAATCCCCCCGAAGGGGGGACAATGGCTGTGCCAGGGCACTTTGTGCAACCGCCCTAAGGCGGTTGAAATATTCAAAATATTGGTGGCAACCACATTAGAAGATGTCAAAGCATACGCTTTGAAATCTTCGGTGGTGTAAAATAAATTACATCTCAAATCTACAAATAAATTACATTTTTTTACTTGTATAATAATATACACATAAAGTATGCTACAAATCTATGCAAAGAAATTGAGAAAAGATTTAAGTTGGAACGAAGAACTCCCACTTGAGATTGATTTAATTTTAACTGGTGGGGCTTTTAACGGAAGTTATTTAATTGGTGCACTGATTTATTTAAAAGAGTTAGAACGGAATAATTATATTCGTGTATCTCGTATATCTGGTGTAAGTATTAGTTCTATTTTTGGATTATTATATATTATGGATGATTTTACGAAGATAGAACGCTTATATAAAAACATCGCAGAAGAATGGTGCACACAACAACGATTATCCAAAATAAAACAATTACGTAACTTACTCGGAAAAGAAATAGCAGAAAAATATTATTTAGCGAATGACCGATTATTCATCTCTTATAATAATATAACCACTCGAGAAAAGAAAACCATTTGTAACTATAACAATAGCGATGAATTATATGATGCAATTATTTGTTCCTGTTTTATTCCATTTTATATAGATAATCAATTATGTTATCAAGAAAAATATACAGATGGAATTACCCCTTTTATTTTTCCTGAAAACGGAAGAAAGCGTTTATTTATCGATTTATTCACAAAAAACAAATGGAAACATATGTTTTCTATTGAAGGAGAACAGACCCCGACATATCGAATGTTAAATGGTTTATTAGATATTCACGCGTTTTTTTGGAAATCAAAAGGGATTTCGACCATGTGTAGTTATGTAGAGAAATGGCAATTGTACGATTATGTAAAATATAATATATTAATTTATTTGGAAAAAACGATGCTTCTAATATTATATATATTATATCATGTGATGAAAAAATGCAAGAAAAAAGGTTTGGATAAAAAATATCATATATTATATCGAAAAATAAATGAAATATATAAAATTATTATGAAATAAGAATATGGTTATAAATTGTTAGACAATTTCTAATTTTGTGCGGACCAATTTTGCAACTTACATCCTTGAAGATTTCAAAGCGTATACTTTTACACCATTTCGCATCGAAGATGCGCAATAGGTACCTAATTTCTTTTCGCTTTTCGCCATAATGCCCCCAAGGGCATTTTCTCTTTTCGCCATAGAGAAAATGCCCTTGGGGGCATTATGGCGAAAAGAAATGGTGTAAACCGCCTTAGGGCGGTTGCACAAAGTGCCCTGGCACAGCCATTGTCCCCCCTTCGGGGGGATGAAATCTTCAAGGGTGTAAATTATATGCAAACTAAGTACATATTTTATTTTTAGTTAAGATATATAGTTAAAAAAAATGATTTAGAAAAAATGTTTATATATACATAAAATATGAGCAAATATACTGGTGAAAATTGTGCTAAAGATTTTACACAAAATTATCATTACGCTACTCCTATAAATAAAAAGATTTGCGTTAATAAATTAAAAAATATCGATAATGCAGTTGAAAAAATCAAACAAACGAATGAAGAAGATAAGATAAATTCATCAGTAATTAAAAACAATAAAGATGTTCGTAAAGAAGGATTAGACAAATTTTATACAATTCCAAGTTATTCCAAAAAATGTATTGATAAAGTATTTGAATTGTATGATAAATCAAGTTTTGAGTTAATTATTGAACCGAGTGCTGGGAATGGCAGTTTCTTCAATCAGTTAGAATGTAATAATAAAATAGGAATCGATATATCTCCAGAAAATAAAACTATTATAAAAATGGATTTCTTTAATTATACACCAGATTCGCATATAAATAATATATTGGTTATTGGGAATCCTCCATTTGGAAAAATTAGTTCCATAGCAATAAAGTTCTTTAATCATTCTGCGAAATGGGCGAATGTTATTGCTTTTATTCTTCCAAGAACTTTTAGAAGACCCAGCGTTCAAAATAAACTTAATAATAAGTTTCATTTAATTTATGATGAAGATGTTTCTATAAAACCTTGCTGTTTTACTCATCAAATGATGGTGAAGTGCTGTTTTCAAATATGGGAAAAAAAAGAAACAGAAAGACCTGTTATAGATTTATCGACAAAACACGAAGATTGGCAATTCTTACCATTTGGACCAATAGATGAAAAAGGGCAACCTACACCACCGGTTGGTGCGGATTTTGCGATGAGAGCATATGGTGGTAAAATTGGTGAAATAAAAAAACTAAATTTAAGTGAGTTAAGACCAAAAAGTTGGCATTGGATAAAAAGCAATATAAACAAAGAAGAATTAATAAATAGATTTAATAAATTAGATTATTCAGATAGTTTAAATACAGCCAGACAAAACTCAATGGGAAGAGGAGAACTTGTAAGGTTATATAATGATTTCATCAATTCTATAATGTAATAATTCTATCCGAGATTTATCACCATATTTTGGACGAAGAGCATATTCTTTGGCATTGTTTGCATGATAGAGCAAGTCGTTGGATATTTTTGCATCGAAATATGTATAAACGATATTATACCACCAAGTGGGTGCAAGTGCCAAACCACATGTAGCCTTCGGCAAGTTGAAGACAGCCTTCTGGGGATAATCATTTTTTTATTCACTTATGCAAAAAATGAAAAATTGTGTACACTGTACATGTTTTGATAAGTATATATAACTAAATCATTCATTTCAAAAACCAAACTATTTATAACAGGTTGTATAATTTCACGATTAAGTAAAATCGTTTTCAAAGGACTTTTAAGGGTTTTGTAAGCGGATTTATTATTATTCCTAAAATCTTGGAAAACTTCCTTTTTCTTTTTTCCCATTTATATATTTACTAAATATTTTAGTTTTAAATATTTTTACGAAAATAATATTTAATTAAAAAATTGAATAATTTTGATTTTACTAAATATATTTAAATATTAATTATATATAAAATAATATGGAAAGCAAATTTTATTGTGAAAAGTGTAATTATAGAACTGATATTGCTTCTTGTTATAAACAACATTTAGAAACTACATTACATAAAACAGGAAAAAGAAAAGAAAGATGTGATAAAACACTTTATAAGTGTAATAAGTGCAGTTTTGAGAATTATAATAAGAACAATTATTTAAACCATATTCTTAATAATCATTCAACAAAAGAAGCACGAAAAGAAAAATTTAAATATTATTGTGAATGTTGTGATTTTGGTGTATTTGTAAAATCTATGATGGATACTCATTTGAATACAACCAAACATCAATTAAAATTTAATGATAGTCAAAATGTAAATATTTAATTTGTCAAATAATTTAAAAATAAAATATTTAGTAAATATATAAATGAGTTTTTTATTGAATAATAAAAAAATTGAATTAAATAATATGGACAATAATAATAATAATATAGTCTGTAATATTGAAGAAATGGATTTAACCAAATTATCTAAACCTGAACTTTTAGCAAAGTGTGAAGAACTTGGAATTACAAAGTGTAAATCCAAAAATAAAGGTGAATTACACCGACTAAAAAGAAAAATGAGACAAAAATATCTTAAAAAATAAAATTATCGTCCATTTCTTTTTTGTTATTGTGGTGTAAAAGCACCTTTTCAGGCATTAGCACACTTGACAACATCCACTTTCGTTTCGGCGGTTGATGCTATTCTTTCAAGTTTATATTCCCTACTATATTTCATAGGACGCTTTCCTGTTTTCTTGTAGTAGTTGAATACATAACGGATATTCTTACATCCGTTCTTATCACGATTGATACACCCTTTCCTGTTGTTTTCCATTTGATATGTTAGGATTGAGTGGATTTTTCTGTCTTCACCTTTTTTATCAGGCAAATACAGATTTTTACAAAGGTCTTTCGTTTTATATGATAAACACGATGTTCTAAACTCATCTATGTTATATACTTTGAAACGCTCCTTTAATTTTCGTTTTAATGATAAGTTAGGGGTGGAGATAAAGTTTCTCATTTGTTTTCCTATACTCCAATCTCCTATGATAATGGTATGGTCTTTACTATACTTTTTTTCAATCATATTCAGCATATTATCTTCGCTTCGTTTCTTGTTGATAAAAGCATACCATTTGTATTTACGAAACTGAATGTTTTTATATAGTGGAACAACTATATCATTTATTTCCATCTTCTTTGCAATATATTCTTTGAATCTATCAATATTACAACTTTTAGAATTATATTTATTTAAGGTTTCTTCGGTTTCTGTAATATGGATTTTATCTTTGTAATTTTTTAGTAAGGATTGATATTTTAATCGTTTCGTTTCTTTGATACGCATACCATTTGTATAAGAACAAAACTGCCCTTTATCATCCATCATAGTAAATAACGAGCGTTTTCCGGGGTCGATAAAAATATGTTTCCCCTTTAACGCTTCCATCGGTAATTCATCAATATACGGAAACTCTGCTAATTCTTCAGTTTTTTCTGTTTTCTTTGGTGGATTTTCCTTGAGTTGCTTTCGTAAAAGATTCGTAATTTCTTTTTGTTGTTCTTTCTTCATTTCTTTTCTATTGTCTTTTTCTTCTTTAGTAAGACCTTGTAATGCTTTTTTGCCTTGTTTTTTCTTATCTTTCTTTTGTTGTTCTTCTTCGATATAATCCTTATGAAGAAATCGCAAAGAAGTAGCATATCCATCTGTAATTATAGTATAATCAAACTCGTAATTTTTTCGTATTTGTTTCACATCCCATAAATAGTCCCAGATAAACACTTTGTTTTCTTCAATACAATTATTCAGGTTTCCAGAAGTAGCACTCATTATTTTACCATCCTTTACCGGAAACTTACATAGTTTCATCAGTTTTTCATCTCGTTTTGTATCTACAAATAATTCCACCATCGCCTTTGTATCTACCTGAATGTGTCTTGGAATAGCGTTTGTTTGGATTGGAAAAAACTGAAATGCTTTTGCTTCTAATGTTTCAAGTTCTAAACACATAAAAATCATATGTTTTAGATATTTGTATGGTTGGCAACACACATCATAATAATAACTTGTATCATACTCTTTTGGGACTATTTTGTATTTGGTTTCATTTACCCATTTATGGTATTTTTCATCACATAATAAAGTATTATTCAATATATCATTTTTTACAATACGAAGTTCTTTGAAGAGTTGTTTTTTGAAAACTTTATTAGTAATTTCTTCCTTGTAAATTGCCTTGAAATAAGAATTGATAAACCGATTTACATAATCAAAAAAATGTATTTTAATGTTATTTGTAATAGATGTAAGCATAGTAGTAGCATAATAATCTAATATAGCAGATAAGTTTTTACCATCATCTAATGCAAACTCATATAAGGTTTGAAACTCTTGTAGTAAAATGTTATTGTTCCCTTTTGGTTTTGGCCCAGAGGAAGGTTTCATAACAGATTTCATCGCCATAGAAATAGTATCAGTTGTAATTTCAGGAATAACAATATCATTATGATATTTTTGTAAAACCCATAATCGTAATAACAAATATGATTTAGAAGTGATTTTGTTAGCTCGAAAAATAGCATCTTGTAAAATAATCATATTTCGTTGTGCTATATTAGTATCCTTATGTAAAATAGCAGTAATTGGGACTTTGAAACATCTGTATTTTTCAGGGTTGTCTTGTTGTTTCTTCTTTTTTACCATTCTATATATTACCTAAATATTTTATTTTTAAATACATTTAATTAAATGTATTTAATTATCCTAAATATCCTAAATATTATCGGTAATTTCTTTTTGTAATTTTTCCTTTCTTTTTAAATACGCCCTTCTTCTATATTCTTTTAATTTGTCTGGGTTTTCTTCTTTGAGTTTGGTTAAATGTATATTTCCTTTTTTCTTAATTGTTTCTTTATTTTTTTTATAATAATCTTGATGACCCTTACTATTTGTATATTTTTTTAAGTGTTGTTCCAGTTCATTTATCCGTTGTTTTAATTTATCATTTTCATTTTTTAAATTATCGTTATTTTCCATTTATAATATATTCCTAAATATTTTTAAATAATTTTATATATATGTATTATGTCGCATCATAGCGAAGATTATAAAGAAGTTGCTGTAAAACATTATTTAGAAGGTAATGATGATATGCGTGATACTTGTAAGTTATTCAAATGTAAATATCAATCATTATCACGATGGGTAAAACAATATAACAAAAATGGAAATGTAAATAGAAAAACACGCAAAAACCATAATCTAAAAATTACTCCTAAAATAGAAAGGTTTGTAAAAGGTTATGTTAGAAAATACAATACGACTACATTATGGGAATTATCCAAATTAGTATATAATGAGTTTAATGTGCGTTTAACATCTATGTCTATCCATAACATACTTACAAATAACAAAATAACACGCAAGCGATTACGAAGTAAATATTATCCAGAAAAACGAGAAGGACAAGAAAAGGAAGATTTACAAACTTTTTATAACATATTACACACCAAATATGATTACACCAAAACTATATGTTTAGATGAAACTTCTATCTATTTGAATATGACCCTTACTTATGGTAGAAGTAGAAGTGGAACACGAGTGATAAAGAAAACCAATAAATATCCGTATAAGCGATATAATTTATTATGTGCGATAAGCGCCGATAAAGTAGTGGGATGGAAATTATATCCAGAACGAAAAGGTGGAGTAAAAACAACAGATATATTAGAGTTTTACGATGAGTTTATTCAATCCAAATACAAAAATCATTTAGTTATTATGGATAATGCTGTTATTCATAAATCAAAACTAATACGAGAAAAAATAGAAGACGACAATAATCATTTATTATATAGCATCCCATATCACCCTGAAACAAACGCAATTGAAGAATATTTTAGTCAGTTAAAACACTATGTTAAAAAGGAAAGTCCAAATACTTATGATGATATTTATAATGTAATTACTGATATAATAGATAAGAAAATTACGAAGGAACATTTAACAAATTACTTGAAACATAGTTATAAAATATATAAATCATAACTGCGTTTTGTCTCATTTTTCTTTTTAGTCGGTGTAATTATATTGTAATATTATAATTTTGTAAATTACCAAGGGTGTAACATATTAGTAATTGAGATGTTCCCATTCTTTTTCTATGGTATGATATCGTCCGTTATACAAAAAAATAATTTGCATTATGTTATCATCTATCTTTTTCCACATTGGTTCATCATTCATATCTGAAAAAAACATCTGTTTGTTCTTATCAAAATCTGTTTCTATGATTGTTCCTTCATGATATATTTCTGCTTTTATCAGATGTTTTGATGGATTTATCTTCACAATATCTAGTATTTTTGCGGGATATTTTGTTTTTATACGAGATAAATATTCTTTTGTTTTTGTTATTCTAACATTACCTTCGTTCATTTCTGTTGTTAATGTGAAATCATCGATTGAATCAATTGTATGTTTAGTAAGTATTTTTGAGAATAACTCTCCGAAACAGTAATATATAGTATTTCCTACTTGTAAATCGTGTTGTTTGCAAGGTCGTATATAAATTTGTTTGTCATTGTATTCTAGGGTAGACCATTCTCCAATACAATCACAAGTAGTTGATTTCACTGTAAATAATCCCATAATGTTATGTATTTCTATTTGTATTTATATATCTATTTATTCTGTTGTTGCGGTAATATAAGCATATAAAAAATATAAAAATATGAATAAACTAATCAATAAAGAAATAAACCTTACTGATTTAACAGATAATTTATTATAAATATTTAGAAGATAATATGAACCGAGTGTACTCCCAATCGCAATACTGACCAATAAAACAAATGACATTGTATAATCAATTTTCTTATGTTTATGAAATTGATATACTGAACCAATCGTTAAGGGAAATAAATTTACACCCTTGAAGATTTAATCCCCCCGAAGGGGGGATGCA